GGCAAGCCCTCTGTCCTGTACGACGACTAGCCGCCGGTAATTGCACGGGAACGCGCAGCGTCCTTCCCAAGCGCAGCGGGCGGGGCTACACTGGCTGTCCCCGTAAACGGCACCGCCCGGTTGGCTTGGTGAGGGCCAACCGGGCGGGGACGTGCACAGAAACGGGTACGTACGGAGCGAGAAACTCCCAGGGATTAGGAGCAGGAATGTCGAAGCATAAAGCATCTACACCGCAAGTCAACAATCTCTTGTCGCAGCATGACGTGGACCAGTTGCGTGAGTCTCGTGTCACAGATCCGCTTCTTATTCAGCAAGCTGGTTTGCGCACAATTACAGACCCGATTCTCGCGGAAGCTGCTGTGGGCAGGCCCGTACCTGTTCCCGTACTAGCCTTCCCAAACATGGGGATCAATGGTTCCGCAAACTTCACGGTGCTCAAGCCGGCGAATCCTAGGATCCTAGGCAGCGGCAAGCCGTGTAAGTACGAGCACCCGTCCAAGGAGGTCTGCGCAAGGTCTGCACCGTATTTTGCAACCCCAGCGCTGGACGGTCCCAAGGCATGGGCTGACATCGATCGACCCATCTACATTACCGAGGGGCAGAAGAAAGCTCTCGCTTTGGCGCAGCTCGGGCTGCTCACGGTAGGGCTACACGGCGTGTGGCACTTTATGGAGCCCGTGCCAGAGGAGTCCGAAGCTACCCAGCGCTACCTCGTTACAGAGCTTGTTGCGATCCTCCAACCGAACCGCGACGTCTACATCTGTTACGACGGGGGCGACACCACCTCCCATACAGGTGTCATTCACTCCGAAGCTCGTCTAGCGAAGATGCTGCGCGCCGAGGGCGTCAACGTGCGCCTTGTGCGCGTTCCCTTTATGAAGGGTGGACCGAAAGTCGGTATCGACGACCACCTCGTGTCGTTTGTTACAGACGAAGAAGCTACGGCAGAGGTCACTCGCCTGTGCGAAGAGGCTCCGAGAGCGGATCCTGTCCACCGGGTACAGGCCGTCGATGACACACCGGACCCTCTCAAGTCAGCAGCGGGTTTGATGGAGGATCTCAGTTTCATCGCGTCGCTGCATGAGTGCGATGAAACCACCAAGGGGCAGGCTTGTATGCTGCTCCGCAAGTACAAGATCGCAAAGAAAACGATCGAGGAAGCCATCAAGAGCTTTCGCGGCAAGATCACCCCTGACGCGGAAGCGAAAAAGCGTGCCGGCGTGTTCGGTAATCCCAACCGACCCGTTATCTCATGGCACCCATCCGAGACGGGTAAGACCTGTTTGGAGGTGGAAGAGCAGATCGCTGCCCTTGACCCGACCGTCTTCCAACGTGGCGGAAACATTGTGTTCGTTCGCTTCAGTGGGTTGAAGGTGAGCGTCCACCAGGCAAAGCCAGCGGCGTTCAGTCGTAGGCTTACCGATCTATTCGGTTTTGAGTCTGTCTCTGATGACGGTGGCAAGCCCATCGGCCCGCCCCCAGCAGTCGTCAACGGCGTGCTCGAACAGTGTGAGTGGCACAACATCAACAGTCTGAAGGGCGTAATGCACACGCCTATCTTCCGAGCAAACGGAACGATGGCGGATCAACCGGGCTTCGATAAGGAGACCGGGTACTACTACGCCCCGAGCATGGAGTACCTCCCCGTTGTAGCGGAGCCTTCCCTCGAAGACGCCCAGGAATCACTCGACCGGCTTATCGACGTGTTCATTGACATGCCGCATGTCAGCCATGCTGACAAGATCGTTCCAGTAGCAAACATCCTCACAGTGCTCGCTAGGTCTGCGATTGACGGTCCTGTGCCAGCGTTTATTTACAGTGCCTCTGTACAAGGATCAGGTAAGTGCTTAGGGCTTGGAACCCCAGTCCTAATGTATGACGGCCGTACTGTGCCTGTGCAGGACGTTAAGGAAGGCGACTTGCTCATGGGGCCTGACTCCACCCCCAGGAGAGTCATGTCAACAACGACTGGATCAGGAGAGTTGTACCGGGTCGTTCCAGTGAAGGGTGATCCGTGGGTGTGCAACGACGTGCATGTTTTAACTCTCACTGACAGCTCCAGTGGAAGGATCTTTGACGAGGACTTGCCAACTTACCTGGCTAGAGGTGAGGGTAGCAAGACGAGGTGCATGCTATTCACGCCTGAGCCTGGGATTGACTTTCAGGCAGCAGCGTCAGACCTTCCAGTAGACCCGTACTTTTTGGGTGTGTGGTACGGGGACGGTAGCAAGTCCCGTCGTGGGTACTGCAACAACTTGAACGGAGTTGTGATCACTAAACCCGATGAGGAGATTCTGACTGTTTGCTCCGAGCAGGCAGTTGTGTGGGGGTTGTGTGTGACACCCGTAGTACAGGACGGAAAGTGTCCTGGTTGGCGATTGACTACGGGTGTCGAAGGGCGCCCAAACCCGCTGCTTAACGCTCTCACGAAGCTGTACGCAACCGGGAAACACCTACCGCACGAGTATCTTACGGCTTCCCGGGCTAGCCGGCAGGCGATGCTAGCTGGGCTTCTGGACACAGATGGTAGCTTGTCCGGTGGTTGCTACGACATCATCCAGAAAGAACGCGGTTTCGCCGAGGGCATTTGCTTCCTGGCGCGATCGTTAGGAAAACGGGCTACTCTGCGCGCCAAGAAGGTCAAACTCCCCGGGTGGGAAGAGGCTCGAACGTACTGGCGTGTATCACTTAGCGGTGATTTCACCGATCTCCCAATGCGTATTCCTAGGAAGATCGCTTCTAGTAGGAAGCAGATCAAACACGTAAACCGCACAGGATTTAGGGTGAATCCAGTGGGGATTGGCCCATACGCAGGGTTTACCTTGGACGGAGATGGTCGATTCCTTCTCGGAGACTTCACCGTAACACACAACACCCTTCAGACACAAATTGTGTCCCTGATCGCGACCGGGCACTACGTATCTGCTCTTGGGTTCCCTAGCTCTGACGATGAGATGGAAAAGCGCATGTGCGCGGCTGCTCGTGAGGGTTCGTCCCTGCTGCTATTGGACAACGTAGCGAAGGGGAGAGCTTTCGGTGGCCCTGCCATCGACAAGGTTCTCACTGCTTTAGGCGGGGTAAAGTTTCGACTGTTGGGTGTGAACGAGACACCTGAGTACACCTGGACGACCGTCCTCATGGCAACAGGGAACCAGTTCACTTGGCAAGGGGATGGGACTGAGCGACGAATCCTCGTGTCGCGCATCGAGTCCCCACTAGAGAAGCCGGATAGGAGACCACTCGACAACTACAAGCACCCTGAGCGTGCCGATGTCCTTCCCCTGTACGTCCGAACGAATCGAGCGCAGCTTGTTCGGGATGCGTTCACGATCCTTCGGGCGTATGTCGTGGCGGGTAAGCCCGCGGTTGAGGGAGCTATGGGCGGCTTCGACGCTTGGTCCAAGCTAGTCCGCAATGCCATCTGCTGGGTAGGTGGACCTGACGCCGACGTGCTTAAGGCAAGGCCACGCGAAGACGACGTTGGGGATGCCTCCGAGGCTGCTGAGATCATTCTCATCCACTTCATGGCCGAAATGGGGGAGGCTACTGCCTCAAACATCCAGCACGCGCTCTTCTCCGAGTCGGGGAAGAAGAACCCGGACCTCGACGACGCCAGGGAAGCTCTGGAGGTGCTGACAGGGGTGAACCATGGCTCTCCCTCCCCGAAGCAGGTAGCGGCAGCCCTGGGCAAGCTACGGGGCAAGGTGCGGGATGGGATGGTGGTCCGGCACATCAAGCCTGTAACGAACGGAAGGCAGCCGACGTGGAAGGCGACGTCAAGCGTCCTTCGGGCGGTCTAAAACCTACCCCTGGGTTTCTGTGGGATATCGGGGCTTCGGTGGTAAGGGATATGTGGATATCGGGACATCCCCGTTTTCGTTACGATGGGGATGTCCCGAATCCGTTTTTGGATACCAGAGTGTAAAGTTACAGCAACAGAGGAAGAGTTTTTCTTGAAATCATTGGAGATTTTTTGAATTTTCCTTTCGGTGCTGTGTCACTGTAATTTAGCTCTGCTTGCGCCAAAACGGGACATGTGGTATTCTCCACTTGGAGGTGGACGGTATGGTACCCAACATGACGGAACGTGACGCATACCCCATACTTGTGCGCTTTTTGCACACACAGGGGGAGGTTAGCTCCGCACAGGTTCTCAAACTTCTGTTTTCTGAGGGAGTATCTGAATCTGTTTTGCAGGTAAGAAAAGCAATGGAAGTCATCACGGGGCTTGGCCCCAGCTACGTCGGGCGAGCCCCTACTGTGCGGCAAATCGCGTGTGCTATCGCTAATGTGCGCGGCATCTCGTACGACGGTCTCGTGGTCCACTACCTACGCCCGAGAGGAAACTCAAAGCCTTCAACTTGGATCGTTATGTCCGATAAGGAGTACGACGCGCTATCCCTGTAGCTCGGGGTGCGTACACCTGTGGTGTAACTTTACACACGACATCCCAAAAACGAACACGGGCCTGCTCGGTGACGGCCAAACAGCACATGTCCCGATATCCACATGTCCCCTAGTCCCTTTGGAACTCTACGAAAATATGAAGACCCTCCCACTGTACTCATCCCTCCCACACCAAGCGGTCGAGTTGGAACCCCCGATCGACTGTGACCAAGCGTGTTCTCTGTGCTCCCTAGGAGACAAGAACAGAGAGAACTCCGGTAACGTGTGCGTCAAGCCGGACGGCACGCTGTTCAAGCCTGGCGGTCTCCTTGTTCTAGGGGAGCACCCGATCAAAGGCGAGCTTCAGCCCTTCACTTCCGGCAGGTCAGCCCCGTTTGTGCGAAGGCTGATCGAAAAGTATTGGGGGCACGACAAGGGTGTTGTTTACGACAACGCTGTGCGCTGCGCCCCAGGCATGGATAAGTTCGCTACCCCGCAAGCTCAGGCCAAGTTTGTCAGGTCGTGCCGACCGTACCTCGCAGCGGTTCTTGCCGAGGTCAAACCCTCCCGTGTCATTGCCTTGGGCAAGTGGGCCGTCATGGGTGTGACAGGTGTCTCTGTGGATACCCATCCACTGCGCATGCGCCGCGCCTACGCGCACCTATACGGGGATCTCGGCTCAACCCCGATCCCCGTCTTCTTCTTCCCGTCTGCCGTTGAGCCTCAACTCAACCGCTTTGTAAAGCAGGCGTTTGAGGAAGACATGGAGTGGGCTCTCGATCCTGCAACGCTTCCGATGGCAGCCCCGGTAGGATGCAGCGCGTACGTGATTGAGAACGACGAGGACGCCGCAGAGGCTCTCCACCATCTATCCCTCCCAGGTCTTGGCTCGGTTGTGTTCGACATCGAGAGCACCGGCCAGGCAATGGGCAACGACTTCAAGATCATCTCTGTATCGTGCAGCCTTGAACGCAGCGATCGTGCATTCGTCTGGGACCGGTCGTTCGTGAACCACCCGAGTCTTCGCTCTCTCTTCGAGAACGCCGGTACGCTCAAAGTTGGGCAGAACGCCTGCACGTTTGACAACCCAGCCCTTCAGCACGCGCTCGGGATCTTTCTCCATGGGTACGAGTGCGACACAAGGCTGCGCCGCAAGCTTCTCGACCCAGAGGCATCTGGTGCCCTCGACGACATGGCTTGGCTCGTGGGGATGGGTGGAACCAAGACGGAAGCGGAAGAACACATGGCGGAAGCTGTTCGCCGGGTTAAGCACGCTCTCAAAGGAGACCCGCCGTCTCGTCGTAAGATCACCAAAAAGCCCGGCACTGCGGCTTGGAAGAGGGAGCAAGAGTCCGACGCAAGGCACAAGGCGGTGCTCGACGCAGACATTGCCTTCTTTACGTCTCTCCCAAAGGATTTGCAGCAAACGATCCGAGTGTCGGAGCACAACGAGGAGAGCACAGGACGGTGGTCTTACGGCCTTCTCCCAGCCGATCTCTTGCACGTGTACAACGCTAGGGACGTTATGGCCACTGGGAGACTTTCGATCGCGTTCAAGGGTCGTGTAGCTGCCTTGCCAGAGCTTACGGACGCTTGCAACGAGATTGTGGATCCGGCGTCTCGTGCCATCGCGCAAATTACCTCATGGGGTGTACCGGTCATCCCAGAGCACATCGACAGCTTTGTAACGCTTCTCACTGAAAGGACCGAAGAACGTCTCCAAACCGTTCGCTCGCACGGTCACGAGTTCGACCTCGCAAAGCCGAAGCAGCTATCCGAGGTTCTGTTCACAAAACTCAAGCTGGTGCCAACAGCTTTCACCAAGAAGGGAAACATCAGTCTCGATGAGGACGCACTCACTGACCTTGCAGAGAACAACCCCGGGTGCGCGTTCCTCATGGACCTCTTGGAATGGCGCAGATTCTACAAGCTCTTGAACACGTACGCTAAGCCCATGTCCACCTACGTTGTAGGCGGTGACTGCCCAAGGATTCATCCCTCCATCCTTCTCGATGGGGCGCGATCCGGTAGAGCTTCTGTTAGGTCGCCAGCGCTTCAGACGATACCTCGTGCCGAGACAGAGGAAGGGAAGTTTGCTCGCGGTCTGTTTGGTTCTACCCGGCGTGGGTACGTGATCATGCAGGCGGACTACTCGACCCTCGAACTTCGCATCGCTGCAATGCTATCCGAAGACCCCGTAATGACTCAAATCTTCAAGGATGGTCACGACTACCACAAGCGAACCGCAGAGATTGTGTCGGTTCGCGCATGGGGCATTCTTCCCGAAAAGGTCGAGAAGAAGCACAGGACGATCGCTAAGACGATCAATTTCGGACTTCTCTACGGATCGGGTGATGCTGCGATTGCTGCCAAGTGCAACATGTCCAGGGAGGAGGCCAAGTCCACCCGCGAAGCTATCCTAGGCCAGTTCAAGGTTTTGGATCTTTGGATTGTCAACCAAAAGGAATCCGTACGAGAGACTGGAGTGTGTTGGACCGAGTGGAATGGGAAGCGTACCCGACGTAGGCCACTGTGGGACATCGCGTCCGACGACTCCGGTCTGGCTAGGCACGCAGAGAATGGAGCGATCAACTGTTTGGACGCCGAGACAGAAGCGCTCACGCAACGTGGGTGGGTGCGAGGTTTTGATCTTGTCCGCGAGGACGTCATTCTCACGAAGAATCCTTTTACTAATGCTCTTGAATGGCAAGAGATGACCGACCTTCGACTGTTCCCAGATTATGCGGGTCCTGTCGTTGAGTTCAAGTCGAAGAGTTTCCACTCCGTTTCGACGCTCGACCACCGTTGGCTAGTGGAGTCGAAGTCACGGGTTGGTACCAGGACGTGCGAGCGCACGACTCGCACGCTGTCCCCTTGGGGTGATGATCGGATTCATCGAACAGGCGACTACCGCCCAGAAGGCTCAAGCACCCTAACGCCAGACGAAGCTGAGTTACTTGGGTGGTTTGTCACGGATGGGTCAATCAAGCGGGCGAAGCCTGTAAAGGGCGCGCAGCAGAATCGCGTTTACTCTATTATGAGTGCTCGCGCGTTCATCCACCAGAGCGAGTCGGTTAACGCATCTAAGTGCAGGCGTATCCAAGCGCTGCTAGACAGGTTAGCCCCGGGTGAAACTCGTAAGAGTCTGTCCAAGTCAGGCACTTACGCTAGTTGGAACCTTGGGCGGAGGTTGTCAGTGATGCTGCTCCTCAGGTGCCCGCAAAGGACGCTGACGATTAACTCTCTCTTGGGGCTTAGCAGGGAGGCGCTTGAGCGTTTGAAAGATGGGATGGTTCTAGGAGACACACATAAGAAGGGGATCTGCACAGGGCGAAAGGAGCAGGCAGAGGCGTTTCAAACTCTCGTTACTATGACTGGCGGCCATGCTTCGATCGTTTACCGAGACATGTCTCGGTACTCTGGTAAGAAGCTGTATCGAAGCATGCGCAACATGCCCAAGATGACCGGTATTTGGCTTGTGCATGAGTTGGAGCGCAGCACTGTTCAGGTAACTGCTGAGCAGCGACGAGAGATCACGGCAAAGTGCCCTGTGTGGTGCCCCGTAGTCCCTAACTCTTTTTTCGTGGCTAGGAGGAGTGGTACTGTCTTCATCACTGGAAATTCTCCGATCCAAGGTACTGCGAGCGACTTCTGCCTCAAGAGCCTTATCGCCATGGTCGACTGGATCGATACCAACAACTTAAGCGACGTGATCAAGCTGTGTCTTCCAATCCACGACGCTTTGCTTTTTGAGGTTCGCGAGGATTGGGTTGAGCGACTTGCGGCTAAAACGCAGGCCACCATGACAGGCTGGGAGTCTGGGGGTGTTCCACTAGCTGTGGACGTCGAGGTAGGCAGCACTTGGGGCGATTTAGTCTCGCTGGCCACCTGGCTAGAAAGCCGCAAGCCAGCGTAGAAAAGCCTTGGATCTAGCCGCTTTGGGTGGTAAAGTTAGGGCCTGCCTTGGAACGAGAGAAGGACACAATGGTAAACACAACGACAAACACAGCCCCACTAGAACTGCCCGAAGACGAAGGTGACGAGAACCCGGACGACAACAGGTTCATCGCCCTTACCGGCGAGGTTATCGATCTAGGCCCGAAGCTCTCTACCCAGGAGAGGATGGTTCTTGCGATTGACGAGGCCCAACTATCCGACGAGCTTCGCGACTACCCCTCGAAGCTCGCGTGGTGGGCAACGAAACTCGCCCGCGCCCAAGGGGAGTTGCTCCGAAGCAAGCTTGGCACAGCGAAGCTCCGCGCGTCCTACTTCAAGACGATCGAGTCAAAGAGCGCTGCCAGCGGTTCCAAGATCACTGTCGCACAGATGGATGCCAAGCTAGACAGCATCCCTGAGCTTATTGCTGCCGCCGAGGAGGACATCCAAGCAGAGGTCCAGCGGGACCATCTCAAGGGGGTGCTTGCCGGACTTACAGCGAAACGGGACTGCTTGATCCAAATCGCTTCGACTGCTCGCGCAGAGATGCAGCGAGAGCCAAGTGTTAGTGACCATCGCCGCCGGTAGCAGCACCTCGCAACCCTAAACACAGAAGGAACAGAATCATGGCTTCTCTCGAAAGCAACGACTCCTCCGCTGACATTCAAGCCAAGGTCAAGAAGATCCAGAGCAAGCCGCCGCTCCAGATGCTCATCATCCGGTTCGGTGTAGGAAAGCCTGTTGGGTACTTCAAGGTCACCAACGAGTTCGCACCTCCTCAGCTCGCGCTTTTCGATGAGACAGTAGAAGCAGCGACGGCGGCGTGGTTGGAACTCGAAGAGGCGGCGGTCAAGCCGATCCGCGGCCTTACCGGCCCAAACGCAAAGCGGATCGACTCACGCTGTTACTTTGGTGTGCTACCCCTTATGCCGTATTCGGAGTCTGGCCGCCGAGCCAAGGCTCCTTGGCGGGATGCACCAAAGGTGGGCGACGTTCTTTCTCATGTCCCGTCCGACATGGTAGGCTAGCCTTCAAAGAAACATCCCGCACCTTTTCCAGTCACCTCTCACAGAAAGATTAATCTCATGTCCAACCTAGCGGATTACGGTCACGTCGACATTGCGAAGGCTCAAGAAGAGCAGGACGCCACCTCCGGTGGTAACTCCTTCTGGAAGCCGCAAGACGGCGACAACATCATCCGGGTTCTCCCCGGTCACATCGGGCGCGACCTACCTTGGGAGTCATTTTACCAACACTTCATCAACAACGTCAGTCTCCCCAACGGCCGCGCTATTTGGAGCTGCCCGAAGATGTTCGCCCAGAAGCTCGACGTCAACTTCGACCCGGAGTGCGAGCTTCCCCACTGCAAGGGATGCGATGCCTTCCACGATGCGATCAGTAAGGCCGAGGGTGAGTCCGAGGTCGAGGAAGCAGAGAAGCTTGAAGCCAAGTTCCGCTGCGAGTGCTCGATCATCGACCGCAGTGCCCCTAAGAAGGGGATCCAGGTTTACGGTTTCGGTGTGCAGATCCGAAATGAGATGCTGAAGATTCTCAAGACGGCGCCATCTAGGGCGACCCTCGGAGGAAACTTCTCGCACCCCGTCAACGGGTTCGATCTCATTCTCAACAAGACCGGCACTGGCCGAACGGGAACGAAGTACACCCTTCGGGCTGCTCGCGAGGTCTCTCCGCTGGTCGAGTCCGAGTCTCGCATGCTCGACCTGCTTCGTGCTATGCCGGACCTAGCCAAGCGAGCAGCCCCCTGCTCGCAGGAGGACATCTACAAGAAGCTGGGGCTCGGCCCGGTGCCTCGCGCGCAGCTTCCTGCCGCAGTGCAGTCCCGGGCTGCTGTTACCCCAACGCAAGCCGCGCCTGTCGCAGAAGCCCCCAAGGCTGCCCCTGCTGCCGCGAAGAAGAAGACGCGCACGATCGCTGACGACGACATCGGTTGACATCTTGAGGGCTGTTGGCAGCCCTCTTTTCCGAGCGTAACCCGGACCCTACTCACGTCGACAACGCCTCGTGCGTGACGTGAGTAGGAGACCGCTCGCACCACTAGAGAACCCTTGAAAGGGGATCATGTATGGCACTTTTGAAGCGATTCAGTAGTTTCGCTGGCGATGCACTCATTTTGGGAGAGGAGAGGTTTGTAGAGTGGCACGACACCGCGGAGTGGGGCGACTCTGCGAACAACAAGAGTTCGCATATACTCACGATCCACAACGTTGGATTCGACGCGGTTAAGAAGATCCTCAATCTTCTTGCAGAGCCAGAGGAGACCGAGGAAGAAGCGGCTGACACGGAGCCGGACCCAGCACCTATCCCAGAAGTACCCGCTAGTCCTGTTTCGATCTTGCAATCGAAGGCAGCCGTCGCCAACGGGGAGCACAAGCCTGCCACGGTTCGCGAAGCTGCTGTAGCGCAGGTCTCTCCCACTGCGACTCCGCTCCCGCTGTTCGGCGTTCCTGTCCTGCCCACCAAGGACACCAAGGCGAAGCGTGCGCCGATGGCCGAACCTGCGCCTACTCAGGCACTCAAGAACGTCCTAGGGAGTCTGTGTTCCGAACCCAAGGTCACGCAGGACGCCCCCAAGCCTGCGGTCAAGAACGGCGCGTTTGGTGTTTCCGGTGACGCTTGGGGCCTCTCGGGTGACGGTGCAGGCGGCACACCTGAAGGTGCGGAAGAGCAGTCCCAGGACGAAGCAGCGCCCCCTTCCGAGCCTGCGCTTGAAGCTGCTGCTCGACGCGCCGCCACTCGGGCCGCTGATCTGGCTGCGCAAGCACCTCCCACCGGGGCGCCTCGGGAGGTTTCTCCCATCGTCGCCGAAGTCCTCCCCGAGCCCACAGCGCTCACGATCACTATACCTAACCACATGATGCACGCGAGCGCGCTAGCTACAGTGCTCAAGTGGTTGATCAAGGACCACAGCATTACAGGTATCGAGGAGCAGATCACTACTTGCCTGGCCCTACAGGGAACAGGTAAGATCCCAGTCTTCAACAGGTATAAGCCTTCGGAGCTTCGTGCAGCGGTAACCAGATTTTCCGGGGCATCCGCGCCAAAGCCGGAAGAGGCGCTAGGGTGAAGGCCAGAGACGTTCCCCCGGACGAGCCGATCGTTCCGCTTGGTGTTCTCAAAGCAGCTCTAACAGACGCATCCGAGGACATACAGGCTATTGTCGACTCTGAAAGATCCAGCGACGAGGCCATCTTGGCCTTGTTGGAAAGATTTGACGAGCTTCGGTCGCTCTTAACAACGGAGGAGTGCGAATGACACACGAGAACCGCACCGCGATTATCGCAGATGTCCACCTCGGATCTCCAAAGCGAATGGGCGGGGCCTTAACCGGCAGCATCAACACCCGGGGCAAACTTACACTCGACACACTTCTGCGGGCTACGAATGAAGCACTAGCCCAGGAGTGCTCCATCCTAGTTGTTGCTGGGGATCTCTTCGATGAGCACGACCCACCTGCGCAGCTCATTGACGAGGCTGCGTCAATCCTAGGTGGAGCGTGCAAGCGTGGGCTCGAAGTCATCCTTGTGCCAGGTAACCACGACAGGCATTCCCTTACCCCCGGGGACAACGCCATGTCACCGCTAGCGCACGCAGGGTGCTCCATCATCGAGGAGCCACTCGCACTCCTTGCCCACTGCGGGCAGCAAGCGCAACACACGATCATCTGTGTGCCGTGCGCCAATGAGGATGCGCCTCTCAAAGAGGTGCTACGAACACAGATCAAGACCGCGATGGCTGTGCAGGAGGATTTCAAGGCTCGTCCCAGGGTTCTTGTCGGCCACTTTGGCGTCATCGATCATCTCACGGCCCCTTGGCTACGTGCGGCCAGTAACGCTATTCTGGTGGATGATCTTCGAGAAATCTGCGAAGAGTTCGACATCTGGTTTGTATGTGCGGGGGATTGGCACGAGCACAAGTGCTGGCACTACCCAAACGGTGGTGAGTGCGTCATCACGCAGGTTGGCGCGCTCAACCCAACGGGGTTCGACAACCCCGGATCGGAAGGGTACGGGTCATTGATCATCATTGACCCAAAGGACAAAGAATGGAGCAGGAGGGAGATCCCTGGCCCTAGGTTCATTTCCACCACCGCGCACGAGAAGGGCCTTCCGGGGCGACTCGAAGGTCTGCGTAAGGAAGGCCACAGTGTCTTCCTTCAGCTCAAAACATCTACACAAGACACAGTGCAGTCAAAGGTATCCCTAGACTCCATGTCTCCCTACATCATATCCGGTGAGGTGGCGCTCACTGGAGAGCAGGGCAAGACGAGAGACGCAGCCGAGGTCACCAAGTCCACAGCGACCCTAGCTCAATCCCTCGCGAGATTCGTAGAATCCCTTCCAGTTCCAGATGGTGTGGATCGAGCCCGTGTGCTAAGCATGAGCAGATCCTACTTGAAGCTGTAGAGCTTCGCGGACCAAACTTTACAAAGAGGCGAGAAGACCATGAGTGATCGAAAGAGTATCTCTGTGAGCACGGAATCCCACGAGGCTATCTCGGACTACGCATCGTCCAAGGGGATCAGCGAGGACGAAGCAGCGGACAAGCTGTTGTCCACGGCTGTCACTCGTAGGGCAGCACTCAAGCGCTGGTTCGACAAGCAGCCCAAGGCAGCGAAGGTCAAGAAGGAGAAGGCTCCCAAGGCAGAGAAGGTCAAGAAGGAGAAGGCTCCCAAGGCAGAGAAGGTCAAGAAGGAGAAGGCTCCCAAGGCAGAGAAGGTCAAGAAGGAGAAGGCTCCCAAGGCAGAGAAGGTCAAGAAGGAGAAGGCTCCCAAGGCAGNGAAGGTCAAGAAGGAGAAGGCTCCCAAGGCAGAGAAGGTCAAGAAGGAGAAGGCTCCCAAGGCAGAGAAGGTCAAGAAGGAGAAGGCTCCCAAGGCAGAGAAGGTCAAGAAGGAGTCCAAGGTGCTTAAGGCGAAGACTGAGAAGAAGGCGAAGAACCCCGACAAGGCGGTCAAGGGCAAGGCGAGCAAGGCCGTCAAGACGCCCGCCCCTCTCGGCGGCGCCAGGCCTCGCAAGTCCAGTAAGACGGACGCGCTCCGAGCTGAGCGTGAAGCGGCTGCGAGGGCTTTGGACGAGGCGTCGGGGTTCACCCCGAAGGCAGCCGAGCCAACCCTGGATGACGTGTTCACGGGCGAAGACGACGCCCCCGAAGCCGCTGCGGCGGAGTAGCCCGTAGGGCGAACCCGAAGCTCGGGTTCGCCCGTTGTGGTGCCGTTAGCCAAGCGGTTAAGGCGGAGGACTGTGAATCCTCTATCGCGGGTTCGATCCCCGCACGGCACACTAGTTATTCACAACCTGCCGGGGGATCTAATGCGTATTCGAGAGATCACAGCAAAGGCATTCATGTGCCATACGGCGATGCAGGTGTCTTTCCCTTCACTCGGTATCGTACTTGTGACCGGAGAGAACGGATCTGGGAAAAGTTCCATTCTGGAAGGTGTAGCAACGTCCTGTTGGGGCGAGACGTTACGAGGTTCTTCCCCGTGGAGGTCAAAAGAAAAGGGCCAGGTACGTGTTAGGTTAAACACGATCGGTGCGTCCTTTGACATAACCAGAAAGGGAAACCCGTCTAAGCTGGAGTGGTTGGAAGAAGGCCAGCCTTCCCCCAAGTACGAGACACCAACAAAGGCTCAACTCGCGCTCCAAAAGAGGATCGGGTCGTTTGATCTGTGGCGCCGAAGCCATGTGTTCAGTAGCTCAGACGCAGCGCTTTTCTCCAAAGCTACCGATTCTGAGCGGAAACGCTTGCTCGAAGAAGCCCTTGGATTGGACGTATTTGACTCAGCACTATCAGAGTGCAAGGCAGACCTACTCACCGCTGAAGGCGCTCTGCACTCAGCAACAACTGCTCACAGCAGACTCGTGGCAGAGCTTGAGGCGTTGCACCGGCAGCGTCAGCAGTGGGTCAACATGTGCGTCATACCCCCGAACGTACCAAGACCTACACCTCCCGATGTAACCGGGTACAACACCAGGATCAAGTCGTGGACTACGTTCCAAACTGAGCTACGTGACAAGCGTAGTGATCTACAGGCTAGGCTTATCGAGGCGCGGACAAACCTCCGCAACGAGAAGGCAGCGCATGATGCGCTCGCTAAGGGCTTTTGCCCAACGTGCTCCATGCCTTACCCCGTGAGTCGCACAACTGAGGCAGCGGAGCGTCTTCGACATGAGAGGGACAGACTTGCCAAATTGGAGGAGTCTTCCTCAGAGGAGACGGCAGACCTCGACGCAGCTTTTGAGGAGCAGGAGGAATCTCTTCGCGATCTAAACGCTGAGCGAGACGCAATCAAGATGTACCCACAGCTCCAACAGGCGTGGGACGCGCACGACAGCGCTGACAGCTACCGATCAGACAACCTAGCAAAGACAGATGCTCTCATCCTCGGTACGGAGCAAGCTCTTTCTGTCATCACGGCAGAGCTTGCCGGGCGGGCATCCAGTGTGGCAGAGCTAAAGGTGTGCCTCCTGGTCCTCGGGATGCGTGGTGTACGGGCGCAAGTCCTCGACAATGCTGTGCAAGCGCTAGAGCAGGGGGCGTGCGTATGGCTATCCAAGCTTGGTATGCCGGGGCTATCTGTTCGCTTGTCGTCTTCCACCGAGCAAGCAAACGGAAAGGTGGTGGACAAGCTCTCCCTGGCGATCGACGGTATACAGCACGGGGAAGGCTACAAGGGGGCGAGTGCTGGTGAGCGACGAAGGATCGACTTGGGGTTGCAACTGTCGATAGCGGATTTAGTAGGTTTCGGGCAAGATGACACACTCTTCTTCGACGAGTCCATGGATGGGCTGGACGTTGAAGGTGTTGGGGCTGCGGCTGACTGCTTAAAAGAACTAGCTAGAACGCGGTGCGTAGTGGTGATCAGCCACTCTCAGGCGCTTGCCAAGCAGCTTTCCCCATCTCAGTGTATCCAACTAGCGAGGGTTTCTTCGAGGGCAGCGTGACGGCTTCGTGCCTATCCCATAGGTGGGCCGGCCGGGTAGGGAGCTTTACCTACCGATGCTGCACCTGCGGAACAATCGGTACGGTCCAAATCGTACCTGTGCAGTGTGATGAGTGCGACGAAGCCGCGGTAGGTCATCACAATTCAAGAACACTCTGCGAAAAGCACCTAGGAAAATCAACTACAGAAGGGATCGTGTGATAAAGCCGGCACGCCCTAAGCCTTCGCAGTGCTGGGGGTCGGGGTCAACACAGCACGCGCTAGGGTGTCGCCCTGGTCGCCCGTTGTGCCGATGGATGCGCCGCGTACGCCCTCAGCGGCGAGCGTGCTCGTGCTCCGCATACCCATTCCCTCATAGATCCGGTGGTGGCTACTGTGGTAAGCAAGACGCCAGGTATGCTGAAGAGCGGGAGCAAGCCGAAGCAGCTTTGGCGGCCAGGCATACGAGCCTTCATGCGACCCATATCTAAGAACACTGCTAAGTCTATGGGGCTTGTGTCTACGTTCGGGACACAGATATACTTGGACCTGTTCAAAAACATCTTACGCTCAAGTAACACAGCAAACTGGAATGCGGCGGCGAAGACAGCTAGTGCGCGAATGGTCATAGAATACGACGCAGTGCGCGGCTATGCAGGCATGTGGTGGTTAAAGAAAGATGTGTCCAGTGCGTATCAGTGTGCTGGTCTCAGGTTCGCCTCCCACGTAGCAAAAGACCCTGCACTGCTTGACTCGTGCATCGCGGCGTGGGGTATTGGGGGCCGTCAACTTGTTGACCGAGTTCTGAAAGGATTGGAAGATGGAACTTACTAGCAAGCAACCAGATGTACTCACAGACTTCACGCATGATGGGTCGTTTCGGTGCTCGGCTAGGGTTTCCCGTGGCGCGATGCTCACAGCCTGCTACTTTCGATCACACGCCCCACACAAGCATTGTTCGCAGTGCGGGGAGCACCACCTCTTCGGATTGGCTACGTGCCCGACTTGTGGCGGGTTGTGGTGGGAGAGCAAACCGCTATCCAGCAAGGTACGGCTATGAACATCTTGAGCCACTCGGACTGTGGCCTTCCAAACCCATTCGTTTTTCAGAGCGAAACAACACGGTCATGCGCGCATCCTGGGTGTGCTTCCGTAGGAACCTGTCGGCCTGTGTTGATCTGCTACACAGGAGACAAAGGCCCGCCAACAGGAAGATTCGCACAAGTAGTCCTGTACTGTACAAAGCACGCAGAATGCCTCACACCAGAGGACGTGGTTAAATCGGACGTGTGGTCTAGGTTACAGGACACAGTAAAGGAGTCTGGTAGGGTCCCGCTAGAGCCAAGCAGAACACGGCTAGGGTTTCTGCTGTTCAACTAGCGTTCCACCACGTGCTAGGATTCTGATTACCATGCCGACGAGCACGCCTATTGTACCGACGCCAGGGCAAGTCTCACTCAGCATGGCACGAGGGGATACCCTCCCGTTCGCGCTGCAAGTGATCTTTAACCCGTTGACAGCCCAGGTACAGGCGATCCAGTCGAACACAATACCGCCGCCTGGCTGGTCGTTCGGGATGCCCACCGGGTACAGCCTCGCGAAGATCCTCTGGACCGCTAAGTTCTACGTGGCACAAGCGGACGTGAAGGCCCTCGTCCAGCTAAACTACACGACAGGCGGGCCACCAGGAGGGATCACAACGACGGCCGGGTGGATTGTCACGGTGACGGTTCCCGCATCGAGCACGGTGGGTCTCGCGGACTCTTCCCCAACGGTTCTCGTGTGGGACATCCAGTTTACGGACACTCTCGGGAACATCGCGACTCTCGCGTACGGTTCTCTCACGGTCTTTCCCGACGTGACACGCTCTACGTGACCGTGCTAGAGTGAGCCTACAATCGTAGGAGGCATTCCATGTTGAGCGATCCGAAAACGACGGTCTTTGGCATTCTCGGCGCTATCGGCGCTGGAGCAGTTTGGTTTGCATCGGTCACCCCGGCGCTCCCCGGGTGGGTTGGTGCCGCTGCGCACGCGCTCGTCGCCCTGGCGGTTGCTGGGATCGGCATCAGCGCCACGGACGCGAAGAAGTGAGTACCGCCCGCAGGGCGACAGGGTACAAGCCCAGCAAGAAGAAGGGACCTCACATCTCAACGATGCGTGGTTTCAAGGCAGATGCTCCTCTGCCTGACGCGGTGTCTCTTGTCCAGTTCGCTGGGCCTGTCGCCGACCAGGGGCAGACTAGTTCGTGCGTAGGCCAAGCGGTTGCTCGCGCGATCTTCATTCGTCAAGCGGTCGCAGGAACGCCTTGCGCATTCCCTTCGCCAGCGTGGATCTACGCAATGGCGAGGGTACTGGAGCGGGGCCCAACGCCGGTCGGCACCGTACCGCAACCTCTACAAGACGACGGGTGCGCCCCTGACGAAGCTATCGCTGCGGCCAGCACTGCTCTTGGTTGGGGCGCAGCGAGCGGCACAGCCTACCCGTTCAACCCTGACACGATCAACGATGAGCCTTCTCTCGAAGGGGCTGAGTTAGGGTTGTGCTGTGTGATTAACGCGCACTACTCCATACCTACAGACGCAGCGGCGGAGCAACTCGTCATGCAGTCTCTCGCGCACGGTTACCCGATCGTGCGTGGAGGACCGTGCGGGGACGAGACCCAAAAGTACCCCGGCGGAGATGCCGTGATCGGGTCTGTCGTCAACCCTGAAAGCGGTCACGAGACTTGCATTGTTGGGTATGACCATAACGGGCCAGGAGGATCACTCCGGTTCATCGAAATGAACTCATGGGGACTCGAATGGGGAAACGCTGGGTTTGGCTGGACAAACTCTAACTGGCTCGCGGACAGCCAAGACCTAGACGCCATCGAGGCATCTACCGTAAGGGAGCCCTCGTGAACAAGCCCGTACTTCTGTT